TTCGATTTCCCGTTCGCCCGTCAGGTTGCCTTCATCGTCAAAGACATTTTCTTTGACCGCAGCCTGTGCCACCTTCCACTTGTATTGGATGGTTTGCAGCTTGTTGATGAAGTTAAGCCCGAGAGGGTTGTCACCAAGGATGTTCTTTTCCCGTTCGTCCGAGGTGTTGACCGACCCGCTAACCGCGTACACATCCACGAATCGGAAGGATGCCGCGCCCAAGGTCATTGAGTTGTCTACCTCGGGACGAAGGAAGGTGTCCTCTACCCGTGCGCGTGCGGTTGCCTTGGTGCCGAACAGAACAGCCTTGGGATTGCTTGACCCCGACGCGCCCGAGATTAGATAAAGCGCATCATTGCCGTCTGTGTAGACATAAGCGCCAATGCCGCCTCCCGAGGTTCTCCACCGTACTTCTGCGGATTGTGGAAGTTGAATGCCGCTTGCATACAAACCTTGCACTGCGGTGTTGCACTCAAAATATCCACCCCAACCCGTGAATGAATTTCCGTATACGCCTTTGCCGTAGTAAGAATATCCATCAACCCCGGCTTGCGCCACAGACGATGTAGACGTTGTACCCTGTACACCATAAACCGCGCCACTACCGTAAATGCCCGAACCTTGATTGCCCGATGAAGATGATCCAAGATGGTTGGCTTGTATGGCATACCCACTAAGGTATGAGTTCTGAACCAACAGGCTTGTAGAAGTTGTGGAAGACCCCGCCACCCATACGGTTGTGTTTTGACCAAGTGAACTGTTGTTGCCTGAAAACTTTGCCGTGCCACCAATGTCAAGGTTGCTTGATCCAGTCAAACTAAGTGAAGAACCATTCCAAAGCAATGATGCTGACGATGATCCAATGCTGAACTTATATGCACCACCGCTGTAGCCAAGAAAGAAACCAGTACCTGTGTTGTAGTCGGTTTGCCCACCTTGAATGTTGCCGGTGGTGCTGACCGTCAGCGTGTTCTGAATAGTCAGCGCACCCGTGTTGACCGTGATGGCCGACAGCGTGCCAACCTTCAGGCTTGAGATGTACGGTGTCGTCCAAACCGTATTGCCTGTAGTCGGGTCATAGATGCCATCCGACTGATAAAGCGAGTCAGTGCTAGACGGGTTGGGATCGCTTGCGCCCCACGTTGCCGCGAATCCCCAAACAGACAATGACTGCCCGCTAGATGGGAATGAGCTTGAGCCGGTGGTGGTGATGTTTCCTGAAACCGGAGAAGGGTTGTTGGGCACACGCGCAAAACAGATGCGTGACGATGCGCCCGCAGTCCCCGATCCCGTTGGGCCGGTGGTGCCGGTCGGTCCTGTCACCCCCGCGTATCCCGCCGAAAGAATGCTTGCGGTTGTCCAATTGATCGTGCTAGTCGCGTCCGCATCAGTGGCAAGCAAGTTGACAGATGCGGCCCAAAGCGTGAAGCCTGCGCTTGGTGCTGCCGTAATGGAAGTTGACCACCCCGCAGGAACAGGGCTAATGCTGCCGGTTGACCATGTGTAGGTTGAGGTGCCGGTCGGGCCTGCCGGGATCGTGATTGCCCATTGATAAATGACAGCACGCCCGGTCTTGTTGCCTGTGGTGCCGGTTGCACCTGTGGCCCCAGTGTTCCCAGTAGGCCCAATGTTTCCGGTAGGTCCGCTAGTGCCAGTTGGGCCAGTTGGACCAACAGCAGCAGAAGGTGCCCAAACAAAAGCAATAGAAGTGGATGAAAGCTGCGACACCGACACTTCGTTTTCTACATTAAAAGCGAAGTAGTAAGTGGCCGGAGCAAGATTGACATTAGGGAATTTGAGCGAGAGGCCCGCAGCAAATGCAGCAGCGTTCGACGCAATCTCAGTGGCCCAGACTTTCCAATCCGAAGTCGTTGGGCTAACAGACGTTGTGTAGTACAGAGTGACCTTGGTGACCCGAACGGTCGAAGGAAGTTGACAGACAACACTGAAGGTCGGCGGCTGAATCGTCGGCGCTTGATCAGCGAATGTCGGGGCAGCAAGTGCCGGGAAGTAATAGCCAGATTGAAGATCGCTGTTTGGCGCAGGCGTGAACTGAGTAATGCTGAAGTCGTCATAGACCTGAGCGTTGTACTCATTCATCTCAATCCGCGCACCGAGGTTGCCATCTGGCAGACTGGTTTCGTTGACCTTAATGACGCGGAACAGCTTGTTGGTCCAACCATAAGCTGAGTTGGTCACGCTCACCACATCACCCGCATTGACTTGAATGCCGGTGTACGCGGTGTTGAACGAAACAATCAAGTCTTCACGGGCTTGCTCAAGAACTCTGTTTGCAAGGTAAGTTGTTTGCACTGAGTCGTTCACCATTGTGAAGTTGGTGGTGAACTTGTTGACTGGTTCGTTGGGATACAGCAGGCCAGAAGGAGTTTGAAGAAATACCGTGCTGGGCTTGTCCTTGTTGCCCTTCCACGGGAATGACGCCTCAATCTGATTAACAGACTGAGTGATGTCGGTTGCGCTGACGCGGATTTCGCCAATGATGTTGGAGTCATCAAAGCTGAATGAAGAAGACTCAGCCTTGTTGATGACCGGCGACCACTGACCCGTTTCAGCTTGATACGAAAGCCAAGAGTCGCAAGCGGTCAGAATGTGATCAATGTTATTTAGCGCAGTTTCGCCAGTGTCAATGACACCATTGATCCGATAACGCGCTTGAGTTGCCGAGCCGCCGCCGCTGGGCGTGTAGGTGATAGTCTGATCCGAGTAGGTATCAAGATCAGTACAAGCAGCCGTGTCGATGTTGGCAAGCGGAACAGCGCCGCCATAAACAGTGCTGGTCAAATAATCTCGCAGCACAGAACCCGGCTTTGCCACTCCGGTGCCGTTAAGCGAATGATTAAGCTTGAAAGTGATTGGCTGAAGGCCGGTCGTACCAGCATCAGTGTTGTACTTCAGATAAATGATGGCGAACGCCAAACCATTCATTTGCCGACCAGACGCAGGCCAACGCAGGCCAGCAGGAATGTCAGACCCGCCCATCGCCACGTTAGGCGCAGACCCCATCACGGTTGTGATGATTCCAGCATCTGTCGATGTGTAGAGATTGAAAAAAAGATAGTTGTTAATCTTGGTGTCTACATTGCCAGCACCATCAGTAAGCGAAGCAACGCGATTAGTGCCGGGGGCAAACGTAATCAGTCGGTCGCCGTAGTAAAACTGCGTTGTATCAAACGTAATCTGACCGTTTGGCGAAATATGACTGATCGCCAAGACGTAATACATCGCTTGGTTGTCAGTAGACAGCACGGCATCTACAAATGTGCCGCCCATCCATGCCTCACCATAGGCAACAGGAATACGATTTTCCGAGCTTGGCGGGATTTGCTGCCGAACACCGTTGTCTTGCTGTTTAGGCGGCTTTGATCCAAACACCCGAGTCAGCGTGTACGAAACAGCAAAGTTGATCGCAAAGACAGCCGCAGCGAATGCGTATGCGCCAATCGTGGCTGCACTGACACCGATGGCGGCAAGGATCATGGTTGCTGGCATTTCTTATTCCTTACAAAACGTCGATTCAATCCTGCGAAAGCCTCGCGCCTCAAGATCGATAGCAGGACTGTTCGCCATAAGCGATGCAGTGATTATTTCTGCCCTGCCGTCTTCAATCAATTCTTCAGCATGCTTTCGGAAAAAGACAAATAACTTGCCGCCCACAGTTCCGTCGCGATGATCCGGGTGAACCCACCACGCCAGTTCCTTGACCTCATTTACACCGGGACACCAAATGTTTGGCGTGACGATAGCCACCAGCATCCCTCGCTTTTGGCTATCGATGCAAATGAAGCCGCGCCCAGCAATCAGACTAAACAAAAATTGTTTGACGTACTGACTGTCATGGTTGGCCGCTTGTCTTAGCTTATGGATGCTTGACTCTGCGGCATAGTGCCGCATCATCTCTACGCAATCATCTAGGTCGAACTTGTTTGCCAGTCTGATCACGATGGGATTTGTTCATCAGGGATGTTTACATCTCGCCCAGCGCCGCCACCGCCGCCCGGATCGGAAATGCTGCCGCTGTTGGGCTTGCCGCCAAAGTCGAAGTAGGTGTTGGAAATCGCATCAACCCGGCTCATGGATGCGTCGCCGGGATAGATCGCCTGCCAGCTTGCCTTATTGGTTTTAACGCCAGCGATGCGGTTCTCAAGGATGCGCCGCATGCTTGAGCAAGTGATGGTGCAAGTCGCCACACGCGACCGAATTTCATCGTTCCAGTCCTCGGTGATGCTGACGTTGTTGACGATGCCGGTCCACCGCTTGAAGAACTGCTGAGTCGGCGTGGTGATGATCTGATTGTCTGAGTCCAAAAAGCCGCGCCACATTTCGACCGTGCTGCCCTTGATGTCGCTCGACAAGATCAACGCAACATTATTCGGGTCAATGCCGGTGAGGGAAATCGACATGTCAAACGATGTTGACTTAATGTCGCGCTGCACTTCGCCCACCAACAGCAATGACCCAAGGTTGCTGAAAGTGATTCCGCTGACCGTGACAGGGGCCGCGGCGTTACAGAACGTGTAGGTAGTCGTAGACGGCGCTTTGCCAACAATCAAGCGCACAAATTCGGCGTGTCGAATGTTTGCGCTGTTAAGCGCGGTCATCGTGGTGGTCATGGCGCGACATTCTCCCGGAACACGAACGGTTGATCCCAGTTCACAAACGCGCCGCTGGTCATAGGCGTGAGCGAGTAAGTCGGGCAGACTTCGGCATACACCGGGAAGTACACATCCTTACCCACGGCAGTTAGCGTGCCGACAGAAGGCGTGCCGATAACAGGACGGTGCAAATTCACGCTAACCGTTGAGCCAGAGCCTCGCAGCACTTGCTGCATGACTTTGTAGACATAGCTGCCAAGCTGCAAGAAGTCGCCAGCAGCAAACACTACAACCGTAGAGCCGACTGCGGGTAGGTTGCCAACAGTGATGGTCTGTGAGTTAGCGGCGGGCACGCTGGCGAGCGTCAAAGCCGCAGCTTGCACAAGACTCAAGCCGCCTTGATAAGCCGTGAACCACTGGAGGTTGGTGCTGCTGAACGTGATGTTGGCGGGAAGTTGCCGATCAAGGTTGTCGATGGTCTGGATGACATCGCGCACCTGTGGGTAATACAGATAGTTGTGCGGCACGATGGTGAACACCCACGGCACGGCATTCAGATACTGAGCCGTTCTGATCTGCCCACCACGGGTGACCTGTTGGCCGACCATGCGGCGGTTCTGCACCGTCATGGACTGCTGGATGTCAACGATGGTTTGGAATGACATTTACATTCTCCCTGCGCCGATAGGCAACCGCTTCTGTGCGTAGGTGCTTGCTGCCCACACAGCATTTGCGCTGCCGAAGATACGTTCTTCAAAGGACTTCACATCAATCGCGCTGATGTAGTTGTTGGTCACGTTGGTGGTGCCCATGTTGCCCATTTGATTGTTGGGGATGATCGTGCCAGCACCGCGAGGCACAAACAACTCAGGGCCGCGCTCGCCCACAACGTATGGCTGGTTACCGGCCACAGGACCGCCATCGGCTCTGAAGAAAGCGTCCTGAGCAGCCAGCATGTTGGTTTGCTGAGAACCAATGTTGGTGCCATAAGCCAAAGAAGTGCCAATGCTGCCGCTAATCATTCTGAAGATGGCAATCAATTGCATCCTCATTTGAATCATTATCAAGTCTTGAATGATGCTGCGAGCCAAGTCCTTGAACGACATCTTGCCTGTGCGAACGAAGGTTTCGATGCCGCGCATCATGTTCTCAAACACACTGTTGCTCATGTTACGCAACGTGCTTAGACGTTCTTCCATCTCAAGCAAACCGATCTTCATTTGCTCTTGAGCATTAAGCTGATCGATCATGGATTTAGTGGCTTCTGATGACAGCTTTGGATCGCGCCGGATAGCCTCTCGACGCTGTTCGTATTCCATACGGAGCCGCAGCTTCTGAAGGTCAAGGTCAGACATGTAGAGGTTCTGACCGTTAAGCTCAAGCTCTTGCTTCTTCAACTCAAGTGCTTTGTTCTCAAGGTTTAGCGAGCTTTGTTGAATAGCAAATTGCGCTTCATAAATCATCATGTCTTCGCGCAAGCTTTGCTTGAACTCTTGTTCAGCGGCCATCATTGCGCCGATGCGTGCAGTTTGAGCGGCGCGAATCTTTTGCTCTTTGTCTAGATTGATTGCAACAATGTCCTTTGCCAAATTCTCTTCATTGAGCTTGGCAAATACGTTGTTTTCATTCCTGTTCTTTTGATCCATCTGCAAGCGAGCCAGCGCGATCTTCTCTGCGGCCTCAAGCTCAATCTTGCCAATTTCAGTTGCCGCGTTGCGCTCTAGTGCAAAACGGTTTTCAATGCTCTTGCGAGCCAATTCATCTCGCAAGGCAGTCTCTTTTGCAAGACCGCCAGC